TAATTATACTGTATAATTTATGATAAGTCAATGATATTGGATAAATAAGAATGTAGTTCGCGGGCGGGAACCCCAACTACTCTAACGCTATGGAGAGCATCAGCATGACTATTTACCAAAAATCAAAAAGAAATTATAAATTATATCGTAAGATATACGAAAATCATTATGGGCCGATTCCAATAGATGAATATGGAAGAACCTATCATATTCATCATATTGATGGTAATCATTCAAATAATGACATTTCTAATCTTATGGCGATATCTATTCAAGAGCATTTTAATATTCATTATTTACAAAAAGATTGGGGGGCATGTTTTTTAATATCTAAATCTATGACGATTCCTTCAGAAAAAATATCGGAAATTGCTCGTCATATCGCTAATAATAGAGTGAATAATGGAACTCACAACTTTCTGACTCGTTCAGATGGTTCATCACTCTCAAGTGACCGAGTTAAATATGGAACTCATCACTTATTAAAAAGAAATGACGGGACTAGTATTACTAGCGATAGATCAAAGAATGGTACTCATCCATTTCTTAATAAAAATAAAACTGATAGTCATCCTTTATACGATCATACAATTTATAAATTTGAAAATCTTAAAACAAAAGAAATATGTATTACCACTCAACACAATTTACGAAAAACTCATAATCTAAATAGCGGTAATTTAAGCGAGATGATTAATGGACATCGTAAATCGTGCGGTGGATGGAGACTATTCAAATGAAAACAATGTTCCAAATGTTGAATTGATATTGGTATCTTGTCTAATATCCCATTGCAATACACCAATCATGTTTTCAATCTTTTCATCTACCAAACTTCGTTCCATACCTTCATCATCAAATGGAAGTTCTTTGAACCAATCTGGTAATCGTAATTCATCAGTGGGATAAGCCACACTGGTCATACCAAGTGGATTGTCTCTTAACTGACATACTACAATTTTCATACCATCCACAATTTGTTGTGAATAGTTATCACCATTCATTTTTCGTAAGTAATTCCAATTGATACTGGCATTAACATGTCCTGGTGGACTGACTTTCTTATCAGTTCTTTTACCATGACTTTCACCTTCTCTACGTAACATTTCTTCATAATGAGCAATCTTCTTAACACCCATTGGTCTACCTTTGGTCCAACTTTCATTCTTAGATAATTTAAGTTTGAAATCACGAATATCAGAAATGACTTTATCTCTGTCAGTACCAAGTAGAACCATTTTTAAAATGTCATACAGAAATTCCTGTACATATTTTGGAGTATCGGCTCGTTTTAAATCTAAACCCATGGCTTTGATCTTACCAGTTTCACCATTAACATCCAATCGTTTACCTTCTTTATCATAAATGTTTACAGCATAACGTTTCTTACTCATAAAGATTCCACGATCAGCCACTAATTCACGACCAGCGGCAATAATAGAACCATTCTTATGTGTAGTATGAAATGATCGTTCCATAAATTCAGGGAAACTAGCATTAACTGCCTCACCAAGATTGTCATAAATTTCTACCGCTACATCTTTGTTCCAATTCTTACTCATCTCTGGATCTTTTCCAAGAATTGGCCAAGCACTGAAATAACATGAGTCAGTATCACCGTAAATAATTGCATCACCGTTATGATCATATACCCCAGCAATTGCCTCATTTAAGAATGCACTCATATGTTTAACGATACAGCGACCACCAAGCGTAGTACTTTGACCCAATCTTAAGTCATAGAAACGACTATGTGGATTTAACAAAGCGCCATATGCAGAGTTAAGTAGAATCTTTCTGACTAACTGTCGTTTGTCTAAGAACTCTCTATCTTCTTTTGTAGTGGCAGATTTCAATTGTTTTTGAATATCTTTACGTTCACTATACCATTTACTTAACAGACCAGGAATAACACCCTCTTTCTCATAAGAGAAAATAGTTCCATTGGCACTTAACATCCATGGTTGATTACTATCAAAAATCATTTTCCAGATTTCAGCCGCACTAGCTTCTTCACTACCACCACGTTCCCAATCAATGGTCAATAATGTACCACGTTCTTGATTCATAACGGCAGTATATTCTAATGTACCAAACAATCCGTCCCATGCCTGAGCAAATGTCATAGCCTTGACTTTCTTACGATTTACCACTTTCTCAGTCATACGATCAGTGATATACTTGTCTGTCATGTGTGGGCGGATTTGACCAATGATGGTTTCTGGCGCCATGTTAAGAGCACGGATGACTGACGGGTATAGTGAGTTGATATCAACCGCACCGATCCATTCATGGATTCCTTTTTTAGGCACAGCAACATAGGCACCAGCTGCCGTTGGTTCGTCTGATAAATCATTACCTCTCCTTACTTTGTCAGGAACTATAAGACCACGAGAATGTGCTTCATTGACCACAGCTTGATCAATCATGGCCACGGATCCCATGGCAGTTGCAATCAATACGCCGTTTTGATGAGCGATATCGTTAGCGAGATTTAAGAATTTTAATTTGTCATGAATTTTAAACAACAACATTGTATCTTGACGATTGTATTCCAAAAACTTACGCCAATCTTTGTTGTATAATTGATCCAATGAACCTTCATATTGAGTTTTGTTTTCACCAACTTCCATTTCACCAATATAATCAAGTTTATAACTATGACGGCTTTCATAGTTATATTTCTTATATAGTTCAAGATAATCCATATGAACACGACCAAACAAGTCATATGTTTCTTGTTCTTGATCAAACATAACGTATGTTCTTGGTTTTGGTAATTGATTCCATAAACAGAATCTACGAGTATCATCTTTACTCATAACTCTAGTAACACGATTAACCATATATGGTATATCATACCCAGCTGAGTTCCAACCAGTTAATACATCCGAATCTTCTATTAGATCAAAGAACATATTAAACATATCAATTTCATTATCAAATACAAAAGTATTTTCAAAGTCTTTTGATATATCTTTGGCCATTTCTGGACTCATATGTTTTGGTGGAATACATAATGTGATTAATTGATCACACCAATCTAGATACAATGAAATTGCCGTAACTGGATTGAATGGATCATTGGTTGGGGCAAACCCTTTTTTCGGATCAAAATCCGTTTCAATGTCAAAGAAACATGTATGAAGTGGTGGACTATCTTTACCAAGATAGTTATCAGATAACATACGAAAGATAGGATTGATATCACTTTCAAAGATTTTCTTACCACTATGCATCTTAAGTTCTTTTTGGAACTCACTACGTTTACGTGTGCTAAATCTTGTTACTGTATCATCATATACAGTACGATATTTGCCTTTTGGATCTGAATAATAGAAAGTATAATTGGTTGGATATTGATCATAACGGCGATTGCCATTAGTATCACGTTCCACAACATGAATAATATCCTTGTCTCTATCTAATATAGCATCTACATATGACATAGATTACAGTGTTTTCCCAACGGTGACTAGAATGTTTTCTAGTAATTCCTGTTCCTTTTGAGTTTTACCAAATTCCATTTTATGTGCGGTTCTGATTGCCTTTTTAAGAACAGTTGATTTGATATTCATTTCTTCAGCTACTGCCTTGATAGTATCTGATAAACCACTGTTGAGTGTTTCAACTTCATTCATGACCTGCATACCTTCATTAATTAACTGTGTTAATTTAAGTTTTTGATCATTTGAGAAAATGGTTGTATCGTGTTCTTGATTGTCTTGTGTATCTGACATTGTAACTCCTTTTAGATATCTACTTATTATACAGGAGTTACGCTATATGTCAATACATTTTGGAAGATTTACTGATGCATGATCCAAGTATCTGGGATTTCTTTATATTTGGCTGTCCACATATCATGTAGTTTTTGTCCACTGATACTATGTGCTTTGGATATACTAGTCATCATACCATCAATGATATCGTATACGGCATCTTTATCATCTTTGACTGATTGTATTTTTTTCTTTTGAGCCAACAATGCCGCTTTTAATTGTGGTACGGCTTGATCATCTTTACTATGATCCATATTCTCATTGATCTCTTGATCAA